TAGTAGTTGCCGATGTCGCGAGAGGTGATGGAAGTGACTTTTCAACATTCCAAGTAATTGATATTGAAGATAGTTCACAAGTTGCAGAATATAGAGGTAAAATTGAAACAAAAGATTTTGGAAACTTTTTAGTAGCAGTTGCAACCGAATGGAATAACGCACTATTAATTATAGAAAACTCAAATGTAGGATGGGCAACTATTCAACAAGTAATTGATAGAGGATATGGTAACCTATTTTATATGAGTAATGACTTAAAATATATAGATGTTGAAAAACAAGTATCTAATAAGTTTTATAGAGATGAAAAGAAATTAGTAGCAGGATTTGGAACAACAACAAAGACAAGACCTCTTATTATTTCAACATTAGATACATACATAAACAACAAAGACATCCTCATTCGTTCTCAAAGACTTATAGATGAACTATTTACATTTATTTGGTATAATGGTAGAGCAGAAGCAATGAAGGGTTACAACGATGACTTAACAATGGCATTGGCAATTGGACTTTGGGTAAGAAATACGGCACTTCGTTTGAAACAAGAAGGAATTGATTTGACAAAGACAATGTTGAACTCAACGCAAGTAAGTCAATATACTGGCTTTGTTTCATCAGGACATCTTAAACAAAATCCGTATGAAATGGATATGGGTAAAAAGGGAGTAGAAAATTTAACTTGGTTATTGGGATAATTATATATTTATATAGTGAAACTATTCTAAATGAACGAAGACTTAAATAATTGGTTTAAAGAAAAATGGGTAAACATCGGCAAAAAAGTTGATGGCAAACACCCGCCATGTGGAACTTCGGGAGAAAAAAGGGGTTATGCAAAATGTGTTCCTGCAGCAAAAGCAGCCGGAATGAGTAAAAAAGAAAAAGAAAGTGCCACTCAAAGAAAAAGAGCTGCACAAAATGATGCAGGGAGAGGTGGTAAGGATAGTAGTGGACAAGGTAAGAAACCAATATATGTTTCAACAAAACCAAAAAATGAAACTATGAATATAGAAGAAAGACTAAATTTATTTTTAGAAAAGAATTGCCCAACAGACCCAGGTAAATGGTCGGCAAGTAAATCAGCTGCAAAATCTAAGTTTGATGTTTATCCATCTGCATATGCAAACGGATGGGCAGCAAAAAATTATAAATCAAAAGGTGGTAGTTGGAAAACCTGCAGCGAAAATGTAGTAAACGAAGTAACGGGTAGAGAAGCAAAAGAAATTGCTAAATTGACGGGTACGCGTGATAGTATAGTACAAAAATTTATAGATGATTTTAATTTGAATGCTAAAAACCTTTTTAACTTTATAGCTAAAGGAAAAGAAAAAGTTAGAAAAGATTTCGCAACTGCAATGTCAGGTAGACCTGGTAATAGATATCAAGGTGATTTCGTAGGTATGTTTGGTGAAGGTATATTAAACGAAGCTTGTTGGGAAGGATATAAACAAGTAGGTGGTAAAATGAAAAATGGTAGAATGGTTCCAAATTGTGTTCCAATAAGTGAAGAGGTTGATACTGATTACGATGAATTGGATGTAGAGCCTGAAGAGATTGAAGATTTTATTGAATTTTTAAAAGCATATAAAAACACTTTAGCTGAAGCCAATTGTGGTTGTGTTTATGAAGCTGAATATCAAGGTAGAGAAGTTAAGTTGGGTAAACCAATGCAAGGTGATGTTAAGAAATTCAAAGTGTATGTAAAAAATCCTGCAGGGAATATAGTTAAGGTAAACTTCGGCCAAAAAGGAATGAAAATTAGAAAATCAAATCCCGCAGCTAGAAAATCATTTAGAGCAAGAATGAATTGTGATAATCCAGGCCCAAGACATAAAGCAAATTATTGGAGTTGTAGAAAATGGTAATATTTGGAAATACCAAATATTTTTCGTATATTTAGAAAAATAGAATTATATAAAATGGCAGACAAATCAATATTTAGTAGGTTACAGAAATTATTTTCAACAAACACTATTGTCCGTAAAACGGCCGACGGTGTAAAAGTTATAGATACGGATGAGTATCAAAATATGACTACAAACTTAGTTGACCGCTTTATGAAAATGAAAGTGTCAAACTATGGTGCAGGAGCAACTCAATCTTCAATGGCATATCAACAAGTTAGAATTGATTTGTTTAGAGATTACGATTCAATGGATATGGACCCGATTTTGTCATCCGCATTAGATGTTTATTCGGATGAGTGTACGGCTAGAAATGAAATGGGTAATGTATTAAAGATACATCATGAAGATGACCAAATTAAACAAATATTAGAAAATTTATTTTACGATATATTAAATGTAGAATTTAACTTATGGCCATGGACTAGAAACTTAGTTAAATATGGTGATTTCTTTTTACAATTAGAAATAGCAGATAAATTAGGTATTGTAAATGTAATGGCGTTATCAACATACGAAGTTAGTAGAGTAGAAGGATTTGATCCAGAAAATCCACAAAGAGTTAAATTTATATATGCACCATACCAAAACCCATCGAGTGGATATGGTCAAACTCCAAAGAAAGAATTTGAAAACTATGAAATAGCTCACTTTAGATTAAATTCCGATTCAAACTTTTTACCTTACGGAAAATCTATGATTGAAGGTGCAAGAAGAGTTTGGAAACAATTGATGTTAATGGAAGATGCTATGTTAATTCATAGAGTAATGAGAGCTCCTGAAAAGAGAATATTCAAAATTGATGTGGGTAATATTCCACCAAATGAGGTTGATAACTATATGCAGAAGATTATCAATGGTTCAAAGAAAGTTCCATTTGTAGACGAAAGAACTGGAGATTACAATTTGAAATACAATATGCAAAATCTTGTTGAAGATTATTATATGCCAGTTCGTGGTAATGATAATGGTACTTCAATTGATACCCTAAAAGGTTTGGAGTACAATATGATTGATGACATTAACTACTTAAAAGGTAAGTTAATGGCAGCATTGAAAATTCCAAAAGCATTCTTAGGATATGAAGAAGATGTAAATGGTAAAGCAACTCTTGCAGCACAAGATGTTAGGTTTGCAAAAACAATTGAAAGAATACAAAGAGTGTTGATTTCAGAATTAACTAAAGTGGCAATTATTCATTTATATGCACAAGGTATTACCGATGATAAATTAACAGACTTCTCATTGGAACTTACAATACCATCTAAAATATACGAACAAGAACAAGTTGAATTATATACTTCTAAAGTAGCATTGATTACACAAATGCAAGCAACTAAAATGTTCTCTAAAGAGTGGATGTATGAAGCAGTAATGAAACTTGCAAAAGATGAACAGGATACAATGACATTACAGGTATTGGAAGATACAAAACAAACATTCCGTTTAACCTCAATTGAAACACAAGGTGTAGACCCAGCAAAAGAAACAGGTACCGATGAACCAACTAATGTAGAAGAAGAATTAAATAGACTTAAATCGGAACTAGAAGAAGAAGATAAAGGTGGTAGACCAAAAGACCCCGTTAGATATGGTAAAGATGACCACCCACAAGGTAGAGACCCATTGGGTATTAAGACTCTTAAACAAAAAGAAGGGTCTGTAAAATATAAGGCAAGAGATTCATATTTAGAGATATTTAAAGATATGGACGGAAATAAAAAGACTATTTTAACAGAAGATAACATAAAATAGTAATAAACCAATAATAAAATATATTTATATCAGAATAATTGTATAATTTAATGAAAAAAATAAAACATTCAAAGTTTAAAAATACGGGATTCTTATTTGAATTATTAGTAAGACAAATTACCTCAGAGGTTATGTCATCTAGTAAGTCGGTGGCTGAAAAACTTTTGAAAGAACACTTTAATTCTAAACAAGAATTATCAAAAGAATTGAAATTATATCAATATCTTATTAATGAAAAATATAATTCAGAATCAAAGGCTGAACAATTCATTAATACAATATTAGAAGCTCGTAAGAAAATAGACGAGAAAAAACTTACAAAAGAAAAATACAATCTTATAAAAGAGATTAAAGAAACTTATGATTTAGATGAGTTTATTAAATCTCCAATTTCTAATTATAAAACATTAGCATCTATTTATAAAATATTTGAAACGATTGCAACGGATACTCAATATGACCCAACTGATATAGTTTCTTCTAGATTTACAATTACAGAAAATAT